ATGATGGCAGTGCCTTCCGGCTCGGCCGTCGGCTCGCCCTCGATCGTGATCGAACCGGCGCCCTTCTGCCGCGCGCCGTCGATACGATCGGAATCGGCGCGCGTCTGCGCTGCAGTCGCGTCCGGCTGCATGAAGCGCAGCACGTCCTCCGGCTCGACGTCGTCGCCGGTTTCGACCTCTTCGATCACCTGCCTGGCTCTATGCAAGTCGTACCAGCGGCCTTTCTTCTTCTTGAAGCGCGGCCGGTCGGTCGCCGGCGTCAGGCCGCTTGCCGAAATCACCATGCCGCGGGTGATGACGATGGTCGGCAGCGGCTGGCCTGTCGCCGAAACGCCCTGGTTACGAGGCACGAAGCCAGCCTGCGATCCCTTGATGGCAAACGTCGCGCCGTGCTCGCGCGCAAGCCGGTCGGCGAAGGCGAAGAAGCTTTCATTGTCCTGCGCTTCATATTCCAGCTGCCGGCCGGCAAGCGAGGAATGCACCTTGATCGACAGACCGGCGTCGCCGGCAGCGTCCTCGAGGACCCGTCCGAGCGTTGTCCTTTCCCAATGGCGGTCGGTCGGCTGCTTGACCTTGCCTTTGAGGCTGGCCGAGCGCGCAGTGACCGTCAGAACGCTGCCGGAGCCGCGATCAAGAGACCAGTCGCAGGTGTCGACCTCGCCCTCAAAGCGGCGCATCGCGCCGCCTTCCCAGCCGAGCTCGATCGAGACAGGCGTGCCCGTCTTGGGAAACCGGACCGTCGCATCTTTATCGTCGAGCGTGAACGTCGCCGAATGCGTCGCCTCGGTGCCGCTCTTGGTGATGGACAGCGAGATCAGCAGCGGCACGAAACGGGAGGTGACATCCTGCCCACCGACCACGACGCGGAAATGACCTTTTCTCATTTTGCCTCACGCGCCGCAGGCGCTCCGGCGGGGCGCGGCATAGGCCGCGACGCCCGGTCGGGCTTGCGGGCTTTTGCCCGCTGTCATTCGAAGAGATCGATCACTGGCCTGGGGGCCGCGCCTTCAGCCGCCATTTCCGCCTGTGTCATCACGGTCACGACTAAACCCACGGGAAGCTGCGGACCGGACCTGGCAAGATCCTGGTTAAGGGCGAAGGTCTTCGCCACCATGCCCGAGAAGACCTTGCGATAGTGCCTTGCAAGAAGAGTGGACAGCGTCGTGCCTTCCGCCCTGACGGTGACGGTCTCGGTCATGGGCTCCAATCCAGAATCGTGTCCGAGCGGCTAAGTGTTTTCGCCGGGCGGCTGATCGTTGAGCAGGGTGGCCAGTGCGGTCGTGATCTGCGGCATGAAGAACGGCTTCGCAATCATTACGCTGTTGGGGACGCCTTCGGAAGGCCAATGAACGGCGCTGTCGCCGCTGATGTAGATTACCGGCATGGCAGCATTTACCGCACGGATTTCGCGAGCCAAATCCCAACCTGATTTCCCCGGACCCAGACGAATGTCGGTAATGAGGGCTTTGATCGTCTCAGGCGCCGCATCGAACGCGCTCAATGCAGCTTCGGCACTGGTCAAGCCCGACACGGCAAAGCCAGCTTCCTCCAATGCGGTTTCAATTTCCAAGAGGATGAGAGGTTCGTCCTCAACGACCAGAATCGTGCCGCCGCCCATAAGGTCCCTTCCCTCATTTGGTCTACTACGCTCTCGACAGCAGTTCGGTTCCAAGGAAAGTAATCGTTTTCGCGCGCCTTTAGCCGAGCAGCGAAAACAGCGTTGCGAAGAAATCGCTCGCCGCCGGCGCCGCCGATTTCTGCATCTTGACTGTGATATCGACGATCTGGCCGACCCCGTCGCGATCGAGGAATGCGTGCTCGTCGCTGATCGACTGGACGACATAGAAGCCGAACACGCTGCCGTCGCCACGTGTGACCAGCTGCGGCGTGCCGGCGAGCTGCGCGTTGCGCAGGATGTTCAACGTGCCCAAACCGCCAAGCTTCGACGGGATCAGGCGGCCGGAGACGGTGAGCGTTTCCGACCCGACGCCCACATCCTCGAGGGGCGGCCTCGCGCCGACCACCGGCTTTTCCGCATAGTCGTGCGTCGTCTCCCGGCCATGCGTGTCGATGTTGAAGGAGAGATCGCACTCGACCAGACCGATCTTCATCAGCATCAGCGCGGTCCCCCAAAATCGATCGCCTGCCCGCGTGTATCGGCCTGCACCTGCTGGCCGGTCGTCCTGCCACCGAGCGAGCCGACCGGCCGCATCAGATCGGCCCTGGCCGAAGACAGGAAGCCGCTGACGCCGGCGATGAAGGCCGCGGCCGCGCTCTTGCCGAAGGCCGACCCGGCCCCGGCGACGCCGGAGCTGAACGTTTGCGCGGCGTTCTGGCCCGCCTGCGTGCCGCCTTCGGCGATCTTGGCGCCGGCATCCGCGCCGCCGGACTGCAGCCGGCGCTCGAATTCATGGGCGTCGAAGCCGGCGACGTTCGGGCCGATGCCCGGGAGACCTGGTGCCGGCGGCACATAGGCCTGGCCACCCCTGGCAGCCGCATGACGCCCTTCGGCGTACACCTGGAATTGCCGCTCGGCAGGGGTCATCTCTGCCCAGTTCCTCGGACGTGGCGTGGGGATCGGCGTGCTCGAGGCCGGCATGCCGGTGTTCGGCTCGCGCGTCTGGCGATCTTCGAGGATCTTCGTCTGCAGCGCATCGAAGACACTCTTGATCTCGCCGCGGCCGAGCTGCGCCAGCGCATCGCGGAACGCCTTCTCGGCCGGCGCGCCGGTGAAGCGATCGAAGAACCCAAGCTCGGGATGCTGCTTGTTGTAGCGATCCTTGAACTCGCCCATATAGGCCAGCGGATCGCGGCCGCTTGCCCGCAGCGTCTCATAGCCCTTGTCGACGGCCATCATGTCGGACAGACGGCTGTTGACCTTTTCGAGGACCGGGTTGAGTGCCCTGCCGGAGAGGTCGCCAAGCGCCCTCCCCGTTTCCTGAATGTTGTTGATCAGCTGCTGCCAGTTGCCTTCGGCATCGCCGGTGATCTGGGCGAAATCCTTTGCCACGGTGCCGGCCGAGCTGCCGAGCGCGTCGAGGTGCTTCTGCAGCTCCGGCATCTGCGTCAGCAGCGCGCGCATGCCCTGCTGCATCTGGATGTCGGTGAAGATCAGCGGCAGCTTCGACAGGTCGCCCTTGAGCGCCTTCTGCGTCTGCTCGACCAGCGTCTGGATGACGTCGCCGCCCTCCTTTCTGGTGCGGTCGAGTTCCTTGCGGATGTCGATATGATACTTCTTGAAGTTCTTGGCCACCTCGTTGCCATAGGCCTTCTGCAAGATATTCGAGAAATTGGTCGCGGCCTCGGCCGAAGATCCGGTCTGGTTGCGCACGATCTCCAGCATGGCGGCCAGGCGCTTCAGGCCCTCGGTGCCCTTGTAGCCGAGCGCCGCGAAGGCAGGCGCGATCGCCGGCAGCTCCGCCGCCATGTCCTTCAACTCGAACTTGCCGGCCTTGCCCTCGAAAGCGAGGATGTCGAAGGCTTGTTGCATCCTGTCGGCGGTGATGCCGAGCGAATTGGCGAGCGCGTCCGCAGTGAGAGCGATGTCCGACATTTCGGAGCCTGAGGCCTGCGCCGTGCGGGCGACCGACGGCAGGAAGGCCAGCCCCTCCTCGAGCGACCTGCCGGAGGCGATCAGCGTTTCGAGGCCCTGCACCACATTGTCGAACGGCAGCTTCGACTTGTCCGCAAGCTCCTGCAGCACGGCGATCGTCGGCTTGATACTGGTCGCCGGCTTGTCGGCATTGATGATGATGCGGCCGATCGTGCGCTCAAGCTGCGCATAGTCGCGCGCCGTACGGATCGCGGCATAACCGGCAGCGGCGGTCGCGACACCGGCTGCCTTGCCGAAGGTGGCCCATTGCGCAAGCCGCTTCTGCCGTTCGGCATCCTGCACAGCCAGAAGCCGCTCCTCGGCCACCTGCGTGCGGGCCAGGCGCGTGTTGTTGCGCGCCAGGTAGACATCGCGTTCGGCGCGCTGCAGCGCGGTCAGGCTGGTCCGCGCCTTTGCAGCCGGGCCCGACACGCGGTCGAGCAGGCTGACGATCAGCTCCGCCGACATCCTCGTCATCAGGCGTCATCCTTTGCAGCGGCGAAAACGAATTCCGGCACGACCTGGTGGAAGATTTCCATCAAGGCTTCCGCATCGTCCCAGGCGAGCTTCTTCAGAACCTCAGGCGGGAGATCGCAGAGTCGGGCGAGCAGCTCGCGATTGCTGATCTCGGCATTCGACCAGTCGTCGATATCCTCGAGCATGGCCGGCCGCATCCTGATTCTCGCGATCTTCTCGCCGCCGCGCTTTATGGCGCGGCGCAGCGTCAGATACCGGTAATCGGCATCGGACAGGTCGAGCGAGACCTCCCCTTCGACGGCGGCCTCTGCTGGCGCCTCGGCGGCCATGACGGGCGCTTCGTCGGCGCCCGTCATGAAGTCCTCTATCGCGTTCTTGGGCGGCATCATTCAATGCCCAGCAGCACGCGGGCCTTGGCCAGCTCATCGACGCCGAACTGGCGGCGACGGGTCGTGAAATAGTCCCAGTAGAACCATTCCTCGTTGTCGACCGAGAGCTCGTAGTGCGTCACCTCGCCGATCTGGTGATCATGGCCGAAAGCCGAGGCGCGGTCGAAGGCGTCGGGCGCGATGCGGCTGACGATGCCGCGGATGACCGTCTTCGCCTGGAAGGCATCGCCGGTCTGCTTGTTCTTCAAGACGCCGTAGCCGGTGAAATTCAGCGGCTGGTTGGTGCCGACGCCGATGGCGCGATAGCTCGACTTGGCGAAGCCGGCGAGCTTGAAGGTCGGCTGCAGCGCCTTGATGGCGTTCATGCCGAACTCGACCTCGCCGGGCGCGCCGCCGCCGAGATGGGCGACGGTCACCTGCTCCAGCGTCGGCAGACCAAGCGACTGGAGCTTGATGTGGTTCGAATCTTCCGGGTCCTGGTCGCCGACGAAGAGGTTGACCTGTTCGAGCAGCAGCAGTTTCTCGGCCATGGCTGGCGTTCCCTTTCAGGCATGAGTTGGGATGAGCAGAAGAGCCGGAGCGCCGACGCGATCAGGAGATCAGGTTTTGCCTCGCGATCAGCTCGTTTATCGTCGCCTGCAGGGCGGGGGCGTAGGGCCGGCTGGTCATGGTCAGGCGGCGGAACACGGGAGCCTCTTCGAACTGTGCGTCGATGTAGATATGCCCGGCGCGCAGATCCTGCGCGTTGTTGAGCTGCGGGTCGAAGCGGCTTTTGAAGCCGAGAATGTCGCCGTTCGCCTCGGCCTTGGCGAGGATATCGTGCACGGTGTTGACGACGGACTGGATGGTCTGGGTCGTCAGGTTGAACTTGCCCAGGAACTGGCGCAGCGTACGCAGGCAGGTGAGCTCGATGAAGTCGCGGCCGCGCACCTTGTGATATTGCTGCCAGATCGACTGGTCCGACAGGTTATCGGTGCCGATATAGACGAAGCCGCCATCGGCGACGGCGAAATCGTCGCCGCTGTCGCCGCGAACGATGATGCCGCCCTGTGCAGCAAGGATTTCCTGCCCCTCGGTGGACCCGTCGGTGAGCGAGAAGCGATAGTTCTGCTCCGGCCCGACGATGCCGTAGAGCGCCTGGTTGGCCCAGGAGCGGAACGGCCGCCCGTCATTATCGTAGTCCCGGCGCACGGCGACGCCGGCAATGCGGGGCGCAGCCGGCCTGGTGACGACGTCGCCGGAGGCGTCGAGACGCTTGACGCCGGGCGTCACCGGGATCAGCCGGTCGGACGAGAGGGTCTCGCGCCACTGCGTGAAGGCGGCGAGGCCGTTGGGCCCGTCGACGATCGCCACAGCGAGGATCTTGTTCAGCACCTCCGGCAGAGCCGCGCAGACAGCGTTGGCGAGTTCCTCGACGGCGACCGTCGAGGAACTCGCCAACGCTGTCTGCGCGGCTCTGCC